TGAGATAGACTTGCATAACGGAAAGTACGAAGCAATCTGCCAAAGATTAGGTCCTGTTACTGTATATCGTGATGATGATAAAGATACTGAATACGATATGTTAGAAGGTACAGAGCAAACTGGAATGTTTGGGATAAACCTACACAGAGCTTCTGCTTATAAAGAATTAGACGATGTTGACAAGAATTCAGCTGGTTGTCAAGTAATACAAGATCCTAATGAATATGAAGTTCACATGGAGATCGCAAATAAAGCAGCTGAGATATGGGGTAATAAATTTACCTACACTTTGATTAACGAAAATGATTTATACAATGGATAAGATTAAAAAAGTTATGATGTCACCTTTAACTGGATCAGTTGCGGCTGGTATAGCTGGTGGACTATTATTAATGGAAGGATTAGATATGTATGGCGGTATTGCTATAGGTATGGGAGTAATGATGTTTTGGAAAGCTGCAAGAGGTAAGTAATGCCACGGGAGAAGAAACAAAGAAAGAAGTTTAAAGAAACTAAAGTAGGGGTTTTCTTGAAAGAGAAAGCTCCTAAAATATTAAACGGTATTGGAGACATATTACCTGATAACGGTGTTTATGGAGTTGTAAAAAACTTAATTACAACTGACAAAGAAATGTCGCCTGCCGATAAAGAAACAGCTATGAAGCTTTTAGAGATGGATCTTGCTGAAATGCAAAGCGTCTCTGATCGTTGGCAATACGATATGAAATCAGATTCATGGCTATCTAAAAATACTAGACCACTAGCGTTAATCTATTTAACAGTATGTATGACTTTATATATTGTTTTAGATTCTTTGCAGATGGTTTTTGATATGAAAGAAGCTTGGATAGATCTTCTACAAACATTGTTAGTTACGGTATATGTGGCTTACTTTGGTTCCAGGGGAGCTGAAAAAGTATTTATAAATAGAGATAAAAAATAAAAAAATGAGAGGTACTCAAATTAAACAAGCTGATGAAGTTAGGGTTTTTGCTCATGATGCTAAGCCAGTTGTTGTTGGTGCTGTGAACAGCTCGGCTGAAGATGGTGGTATAAGTGCTTTAATTACTAACGATCTTTATGTTGTTGGAACTGAAATTATGACTACTACTACTGGAGCTGGAACAGGGCTAGAAGTTGATATTTTATCTGTAGACACAATAGATGTTAATGATTCTAATAATATAGGTGCAGATATAATAGGTCTTGTGACAAATAATTTTACTGATTATAATACTGGAACTTATACTGGTACGGTTGGTGTGACAGCTGGTTACACAACAAGTGGAGCTGGAACAGGATTAGAAATACAAGTAACGGTTGATGATAGTACCGCTCCTGCTGTAGGTACTGTTGTAAGTGTAACAATTTTAAATGAGGGAACTGGATTTTTACCCGGTGATACGTTAACTGTTACCACAGCTGTATTAGGAGGTGCTAAAGATCTTGGACTTAAAGTTGGATTGGGTGAAATATTAACTTTTCAAGTTAATCCTGACAACGAAGGAACCGGATATGAGGTTGATGACTTAATTACTATAACAGGTGGAGTTGGTTTAGGTGCTACTTTTACTATAACAAATGTAAATATACCAGGTACAGAGAACAGAGGAGTTTGTCTATATGCTGGAGCTACCGGTAGTATATCAGTTGTTATGGAATCTGGTAATCCAGTAACATTCCCGTTAGTTCCAGAAGGTACATTTTTACCAATATTAGTCACCAGCGTAACAAGCGGAACCGACGTAATAGCATTATATTAAAATGAGAATAGGTATTGGAAATACTACTACAACTTTACAAGGTAAAGGTTCATTTCCTGGTATCATTACAGAGTGGACTGTTGGAGCCGGTGAAACAATAACACTACACGGGCAAGATGGTGGTAATTATCTATTTGACGTTGACTGGGGTGATGGCACTGAAGATACTGGCCTAACAACTAATTCTGAGACTCATACTTACGCAAGCGCTGGAACCTACGAAGTAAAGATATTAGGTCAATTTGCAGGTTTTAAATTTTTTAGCGCAAGCGCCGCTGATAGACAAAAACTAACAAGCTTTGTTCAATGGGGTACTGAAACTGTTATTGAGGGATTATTAGGTATGTTTAGAGGTTGTAGCAATATGACTTATTTAGCAACTGACACTCCCACTATAAACTTAAACCCAGCTGTTACTTTATATAATTCAGCGGAACGTATGTTTGAAAGTTGCAGTGCTATAACTTACCTAGATGTTTCTCAATGGGTAATAAATGGTGGTCCTTTAATATATTTAGCTAACGCTTTTAGACAGCTTAGAAATTGTGAGTATTTAAATGTTAGTAATTGGGATTTAAGTGGATTTCAACCGGTTGCAAGTGCGGGGTTAAGTAGTTTTATGGAAGCTGCGGGAGCTGATACGGTTAACGGTTGTGATATTTTGTTTCCAAGTGGGCAGTGTAATTTTTACACCTGCAGCGGCATGTTTTTTTATGCTAAAATAAAATCTTTAGTATTTGAACCCGAATTTATAAGAAGTGGTGTTACTATAGGTAATTGTTTTCTTTTTGCTGAATTTACTGATTCTACGGTAGTGGATCTTACTAATGTAACGGGTACTAGTAATATTGAGTCTATGGGTGGAATGTTTCAAGGAAGTAACGTTACTGAATTAAATGTAAGTAATTGGGATTTTTCAAATGTTGGAAATATGAACAATTTTTTTAGAGATAATACAACTTTAACTAATATTGATTTTCCAAGCAGCGCAGATTACTCTTCTCTTACTTTAGCTTACAATATGGTAACTACGGGAGCATCTATAACAACTGCTGAATATGACAATCTTTTAATAAGATTAGATACAACGGGACAAAAAGGTGGAACTTATGGTTTAAATGCTGGAGATAGCACTTATACAGGAGGTGGCGCTGCGGCTACAGCTAGAGCAAATTTAGCTGCTGGTGGTTGGGCTATAACTGATGGTGGAATAGCTTAATATTAAAAAAATGGAAGAAAAAATAGACAAGTTAATACAAGGCCAAATACGAATGGAAACAAAAATAGAGCAAATGGCTAAGCAAAAAAACGATCATGAAAAACGGATCAGAAGTTTAGAAACGAAGTTTTGGACAGCTCTAGGAACTTTCTTTGTAGGTATTGGAACTTTTATAGAAGGTCTATTTTTAGGTAAATAATAATTAAAAAAACAATTAAATGAAAATTAAAGAAGAACAATTAAGTGAAATAAGAGAAACTCAAAGAGAATTAAATCAAACGTTAACTGATATAGGCATATTAGAATCTCAAAAACATGCTTTACTTCATAAGATCAAAACAATCAACGAGAAAGACGTAGAAGTAAGAAAGAAATTAGAAGAAGAGTATGGTGCTATTAACATAAATATGGAAGATGGTACATATACGCCTATTGAAGAAAAAGTAGAAGAAAATGTCTAATATAATAAGAAAAATAAGTATTGGCTCTGATTACAAGAATGACGCGATGCATTATTCTGTTGGCCAGCAGGTTTATGGTGGTCACACTATCTGTGACATAGTAAGTGCTGATGGAGACGGGGAGTATTTAATATACATACAAAAACAAGATGAGGTAATACCTTGGAAGAAATTTAACTCTAATATGGCTATAGCCGTAGAGTACGATTTAGAATACTAATGAAATCTATTTATAATTTTATAATAACACCACTTAATGAAAGATATGAAAATGAAGTTAAAGTTGGTGACAAGAAATTAATTGTAAATACAAGTATAGAAGATCATAAATTTATAAGCAAAAGAGCTAAAGTATTAAGTGTACCAATTGCTTTTAATACTGATATAAAAGAAGGGGATGAAGTGATCGTGCATCATAATATTTTTAGAAGATGGTACGATGTAAGAGGTAATGAAAAGAATAGCGCTCAGTATTTTGAAGATGATAAATACTTTTGCAATTTAGACCAAATATACTTGTATAAAGAAAATAACCAATACAAACCTAATTTAAATTATTGTTTTGTTAAACCATTGTTAGATAAATCAGATCTAAGGACGCAGAAGGAAAAACCCCTTATTGGGATTATGAAATACCCTAATAGTTTCTTAGAGGATCAGGGAATAACAAAAGGAACAGTTGTTACATTTAGACCAGACAGTGAATTTGAGTTTATTGTAGACAATGAACGACTTTATTGTATGAAATCTATTGATATTGTATTGAATCATGGACGTAAAGAAAACGAAGAAGAATATAATCCAAGCTGGGCAAAAAGCTGTTGAAGAGTTAATTAAAGTAGCTAAAGAACCTATAGTCGATAGTGATGACGATATATCAGCTGATAGGTTAAAGAATGCTGCGGCTACAAAAAAGTTAGCTATATTTGACGCTTTTGAAATATTAACTAGAATTGAAGAGGAAGAGGATATATTGAACGGTAAAACCAAAGAAGAGGAAAAACCAAAAAAATCTTTTTCTATATCTCCAGAAACTAGGTCTAGATGAGTTATCAGCAAACTTTATATAAAATAATAGAAGACGTTGTTAATCCTAAGATATTAAAAAAGAATAACAGATATAAGAAGTGGGAGTATGGATATAACGAAGATTACGATTTTGTTGTTATAAGTAAAACAGGTCAAATTGGACAGATCATTGAAATACAGAATCTCCGCATCGCTTTACCAGCAGTCGATGAACCGTATAAACGAAGCGAAAAGAAGAAGGAACAATACTGGGAAAAACAAGAATACCCAAAAGAACTCTCAAGAATAAAGAGTACACAGGAATGGGATCAATATCCTATAGACTTTAAGGAAAAATGGTTTGATTATATAAATGAAGAATTTAACCGTAGGGAACAAGGTTATTGGTATTATAATAACGGTGTTCCTAACTATATCACTGGTACTCACTACATGTATTTGCAATGGTCAAAAATTGACGTTGGATCACCTGACTATAGAGAATCAAATAAGTTATTTTTCTACTTTTGGGAAGCCTGTAAAGCAGACAACCGATGTTATGGGATGTGTTATCTTAAAAATCGACGCTCGGGATTTTCCTTCATGGCTTCAGCAGAGCTCGTTAACCAAGCAACAATGTCAAGTGATTCTAGATTTGGCGTGCTATCCAAAACAGGAGCAGATGCAAAAAAGATGTTTACTGATAAGGTCGTACCCATATCAGTTAATTATCCGTTTTTCTTCAAGCCCATACAAGATGGTATGGATCGCCCTAAAACAGAACTGGCATACAGAGTTCCAGCTTCG